TTTTAGTCAAATGCATCAGCTTTGTAAAGTCTTCTCCTGTAAGATTATGCTTATCATCCCACATAATACATATATCCACATCACCATTCCACTGACCTTCTACCATATGAGGACGCAATCGTATTGCAAAGTCATTAGGATTAAACTCTGGAGTTATTTCTAGTGTCATATCTTTCTCCTTTTATTTCCAGTAAATGCTATAAACTTTCCATGTTTGTTCTTGCCTTTTTCTTTTATCCATTCTTCAGGTATAACCCTGCTTGTATACAGAAAGCCATACTTATAACACCACTCTCCATACGTACTCTTTGCTCCTTTGCGTAACTTCCTCCTGCTATTTTCAAAAACAAATCTTATATCTAGTTTAGGATGCTGTCTCTTTATTGCAATATGCTTACGTCTATCCATAGCTGTGAACATACCTTTAGACTCTATTATTATACCATTGTCAAGTATAAAGTCAGGAGTATAGGTACGGTAGGCTAGATCTTCCCACTCTATCTTAAGACTTTCATAAGAAAAATTTATATTTAAAGCCTTAAGTTCATCAGAGAGTTTCTTTTCTAAGCCTGACCTGTACCCATACTTCCTTGCATGAGAGAACTTTGTATAGTTCATCACGTATTATGAAGCTCTACCATGCCAGAATGAAAATGCACCAGAGCCTAGCTGATTTACACCATAGCCTAGTGTCTTTAGCTCCTCACGTATTGTAGAGTCTATGTCTTTTCTAGCCTCTAATGCAGCACGTAAGGAAGCAGTACGCTTCTCTTTGTACTCACGTTTCATTTCAGATAGCTGTGCTTCAGCTTCTCTAATTGCACTTTCTAATTCTGCTAAGTCTTCACCCATTCTTCTAACCCCTTTCTGTTTTCATTTTTACCATATGCATCATAGTGATGCTTGCCATCACGAAACTGTCCATTCTCTACAGCTTCTTTAACGTCTGGATTTGCCTCAAGATAACTTGCTTCAGGAAAATCAGTCATGCTTTACTCTCCTTCTCTATATGCACGTAAGAAACTATCTTAGGTTCCTTTGCACGTGACTTCAATGCTGGCAGTTCTTTCATCTTAGGCCAACAGGTTTTGCGGAAAGAACACCAGCTACACTCACTGCCTAGTATTTTATTACCTGTTGGTTTACCATTAAAGGTTTCATCTACTGCGTCAAAACATCTTTTGAACTCATTCTCATTAACAGTCTTGACTGTCTTGTTAATATGGTACATTTCTTCCATCATGTCAATGCCTTTAGCTGGTACATATTTAAAGCTACCATTTGCTTTATTAACTACCCACCAACCACCGGGCTTAAGACCTGATGCTGTAGCGTACCCTGCAAGTTGACCTACGTAACCAAACGAGTCATGTGCTTTTAACGTAGCAAAGTCTTTGAACTTATTTCTATAGGACCAATCCGATGCAGATTTAATGTCATCTACAGCACCATCAATCTCTATATCATAAGTACCTTTGATCTTAGTGTCTTGTTCAGGTAGGTCTAGCTCTACTGTATCAGCATCTCCATACTCTACCTTCGCCTCTGTTAATAGTCCTTTGAATACTGCCTCTACTATATCTCCTAACATCATGTTCATTACAAAGTTACTGGGTAGGGGCTGTGCTTTCTCAGGTTGGTTCTTTTGAAACCAGAGTTGGCAAGAGGGTCTGCCTATATTAGACATCCTCAAGCCGAACTCACCACGCTTATTGCCCCCACCAAACTGACGAGCTAGTGCGTCCATGACATCCTTACCGATACGTTGTATTGTATCTTCAGATAATACAGCCTTACCATTGGCCGCATCTGTCATGTACTGCGCTAGTGCCAGTTCAGCAGGATGATTCATTACGCTACTGCTTCATCTTCAAGGTCAACAAACTCATTCACTAAGTCTGTATCATCAGCAGACATCTTACGCTTGGACTTGTCGTTCCATGCAGTAGCAATGTACTCATTGTAACTATCTACCCACCCCATGAAGTCAGCAAAAGTAGACTGATCGTCTGATGTCAGGGCAATAGTATTGTCCATATCAACAGATACTTCTGGGATATAAAAGCTACTACCATTTGGCAATGGCTTTTCTTCTGTGCCGATAGTAAGCACATGTGAGATAGGTAGTAATCTCTGCTTATTAAAGGAGTTGTATGTGTCACCTAGTATCTTAAAGGCATCACGATTATCTATCTCCCATATGAAAGGTGTAGTACCTACCTTAGTTTCTGCACCTGATTCATCTACAGGATCAACGAGGTCAGCTAAACCAAACACAACACGTGTTCGTTTGATCTGTCTGATAAGATCCTGCTGTGCAGTAGGCAGTGCCTTGAAGTCTTTGATCCAACCACTAGGCTTACCACAGTTGAACCCACCATCGTTGTCTTTGAGATCGACATACAAGGACTCACCCATGACAGTCTTGACAAAGCGATTAGGAATGTTACCTGAACCTTTAATGAAACGCTTGTACATAAAGCGTTGTAAGAATGTACGTATCTTAATCTGTGGTGCGTACACAGTGCTACTGTCTGGTACTTCTAACTTGAAGTGTCCACCTGACACCACCTCCATGTTTACCTTCTTACCTTTAAGCTCAGTCTCACCCATGATGGCTGAATGAGAGATACGTAGTCTAGCTAGATTGCTAGTCTGCTTACTCTTGTTACCAGCATCTGCTGTGATGCCCATTGCTTTAGCCATTTCGTCATAGTTGTTTGTATCTACAGTTGTTATCGACATGTGTTATTCTCCTCACATAGTTTTTCAAAAGAGCATAGTTATACTACGCAACGTCCTTAATGTCAAGCCAATTATTACCTATTTTAGATTCTAATAATAAAGGTACATTAATATCAACACCTAGATGTTGTTTAATACATGTATCTAAATTAGTATTACAATCTTCAATAGCTGTTAAGACCTGTTCTTCTTCTTCTGGATGTACGTCAATAACAATACTATCGTGTACTGTGTTGACAACACAGGACTTTTTACCTTTCAATAAAGTCTCTATCCATATTAATGCTACAGGTACAATGTCTGCTGTAGCAAATGATTGCACAGGATAGTTCTTGATCTGTGTAAAGTAACTGATCCTACCACGTGCATTTCTCTGTACATCAGGAAAAGAAAACTCCCTACCTGATGGTGTTGTAATCTTGCCTGTGTTAAGTGCTTCTTTGGCAAGAGTGTCATGCCAGTTAGCAATACCCTTGTACTTCTCATTGAAGTGGGTGTAGTAGGTAGCTTCTGCTTTAGATCTACCATATCCACTAGCCCCATATAGAGGAGCAAAGGTATGTGCTTTGGCATCCTGTCTGGACATAACCTGTCCAGCATCTGTGATGATCTTGGCTGTGTAGGAATGCACATCAAAACCATCTGTTACTTCCCTGATAGCTACAGGATCTTGAGATAGGTACGCAGCTACTCGAAACTCTAGCTGTGCAAAGTCAGCTTCAAGTATCTTACCTCCATTGAACCTCGATACGAACACACGCTTAACCGGGAACGTACCTCCACGTGGCATGTTCTGCATGTTAGGCTCTTTCCCACTTAACCTACCAGTAGATGTCATGTGTTGGTTTAGTCTTACGTGTAACTTACCATCAGCTTTCACATTGTTAGCTATCCCACCAACGAATGAGGATAGATAAGTATCCAATGCAGATAGCCTTTGTACCTTCTCAAGAAACTCTAGTGCATCAGTCATGCCTTTAGTTCTCGCTGAGTTTGCTAGTAGCTCTAGGTTCTTTCTGTTAGTAGAGAACCCATTAGCTGTAGCCCACTTAGCATTGGGAGCATTAAACTTTAAACCACCAACAATACTAGTAGGAATAACATGATACCCATTGCCATCGCACGAGTTACACTTTGACAGTTTGGCGTATGGTGTTCCATCCTTTTTCTCCTTTCTTATTTTACCTGACCCATAGCAATCGGCACACCGCTTTATATGTGACTTGTACACTATGTCAGTTTCTTCCCTGACCAGTTGTTTAAAAGCAGTCTGCCCCATATATGGATCGAACTTATTTATCCAGACTGTTTTATCTACAGGCTTACGACTGTATATCAGAGTGGATAGTTGCTCTGGACTGCTTAAGTTTAATGGTACATCCCCCATTAATTCCCTTACTTTAGTTTCTAAGTATGATAATACCTCCTTTCTTTCTTCTTCAAATGCAATACGTACACCTTCCAGTGCAGTAATGTCTACGTTAAAACCTCTCGTGTAGATCTTAGCTAATGCAATAACCATCTGATTAGTTAGCTGCACTACATTGTGCATACCACTAGCATCTGTACCCACTAGCTTGACACGTAGTTCATGTGCCAGTTGTTGTGTTGCATGTAGGTCAGCACTTAGATACTCAGATAACTCAGCATGTGGTACGTCACGTACTGATACACCCTGCTTGAGATAAGCCTTGAGTGTGTCCTGTTTCTTAGTATCCAGATCGTAGCGTTGAGCACATGCTTCTAATGACAGAGGTTGCTTGACACCACGTAGTATCAGGTATTCCATCATCATTGTGTCAAACACTGATCCATTGTAGGTAAAGCCTGACTCCCATAGCCACACTAAGTCATGGCCTATGTTGTGACCAATCAGTACAGTAGCTTGATCTAGCTTGTTCTGTACAATAGCATGACCATTAGGAGTAGCCTCTACTTCACTGTGATCAAACGTAACGATATCTTCATTGCCCTGATCATCGAGCATACCCACCATAACAAGTGTGTTCTCTGGCTCGAAAGGATCTAGCTGTAGCTTACCTTCACGTTTGATTACTGTGTTTTCTACATCAAGAGTCAGTTTCACTTTTCTCTCCTTTAGGAATTTCTACGAAGTTAAAGTTAGAACTAAACGATCTGCGCTCACCTTTAGTATAGAAAGGATACACACAATGGAATAACTCACTAGGGAATACATAGAAGTCTCCCACTTGTGGTTTTACCATAAAGTTTGTAGCACTGTAGCTACCTGCACTACCAGATATAAACTGTATGTGTCCATGAGAAGGATGATGATCTTTGTAGTCCTCTTCCCATTCCTTCTCGATACCTTCAGGCAGTTTAAGATACCCAACACAGGACATACGACATCCTGTATGGAGGTGTACTGGATTGTACTCAGTCTCAAACTGCCTGACTAACCAACCAGATACGAACTGCATACTGTACTCAAAGTTATCTGTATTTAATCTGTTTCTACCATATGAGTTTCGTATAGTAGCTGTCTGATTATACCTGCCTATAAAGTCTTTGACTTCATTCAAGAACAAGTCTCTCATTGCTTCATTGAAGTGTAGCTCCTGACCTACCTTACCTACCAGATTATCTGAGTAGTCCTGTAGATCAGGTTCTTCTTCATAGAAACTATTCATATTCTTTACAAACTCAGGACTTAGTTTCTTGTAGCCCATGACAGGACCGAATGGAAAGAAGATCTGCTCATCTGCATCCTTCTTAGGTGTGAATATATTAACCATGTTTAACCTCCTTATGCTGAAAACAATGCTGTCTTATAATCAAACTCACAAGTTACCATACCATGCCAACCTGTCAACTTGTTTTTTGCAATGTTAATATGTCTCTGTGTATCTTCTTCAGTCTGGTTCTCTGTTGGTGGGTTCCTTGCAATCAGGAGCATGAGGTCAGCTTCAGCTGCCTTGCCTGTCTTGGAACCTTCCATCATAGATTGATTGAGTACTACTCTACCTTCAGCTTCAGCAGATAACTGTGACATATAGAACACAGCACACTCCTGTTGCTTTGCTATCTG